GCAGATCAATAGTATCAACTTCAGCAGTTCCACTTCTATTTATTATTAATGGTTCTACACGAATGACTATAAAAGACACTGGAATAATAAATATGTCAAATGTTCCAGCAAGTTCAGTCGGTTTAGTCAGTGGTGATATTTACCAAACTGCTGGTGTTTTAAATATAGTTCCTTAAAAATTTAATAAAATAATATGAAACAAATACAATCAATTCAAATTTGGGTTAACGGACAATTAGAAACAGGATCTTGGTTAGGTGCTTATATTATTAATGACAATTTAAGCAATTCAGCACAATTTTATTGGTGGATAGCTGCAAATGGATCTGAAGCTGATTCAGTTGGATCTACACTAACAAGCGGAAATCTAACCATTACTGGGCAATCTTATATTGACTGGAATACTGCCAGTGATATTAATGAGGATGCCTATGTATGGATAGCTGACCAACTTGGATTAACTTTGATTTAATTTAAAACAATTTAAAATTTGACAAATGAACGAAAAACAAGCATTGGAAGTAATCAAAGCAATTTTAGACTTGGCAACCAGTAAAGGGGTATTTTCTAAAATTGATGAATCATTTACTGCCATACAGGCATTTAATGTAATTGCGGAAAAATTTAAAGATGAACAGGGTAAAGATGCAGACACAAACTGATCCGACACATATTGCCACATTTAGCACTATTTTGTTTTCCCTGTTGGGAATTCAGAATATAAGCGAATTGGCAAATATTGTTTTTCTTGGTGCCAGTACAATATCCTGTACAATTTCCATTTTGGTAGGCTTAAAACAATTAAAAAAGAAATAATGAAAAGAATACTTAAAAATATCAAAACTTCATTTTTTGGATCTATTGCTGGTGGTTCGTTGATTGCTGATGGTATTGCAGAAAAGAACTGGATTACAATTATTGCTGGTATTGCTGCTGCCATTACTGGTCTATTGGCAAAAGATAGTGATGTCCAATAAGAGAAAAATATATATTGGTATTGCTATTTTATTAATTCTTTTATTCGGAAAGAAAGTGAGTGCATTAAATATCATTAAAAAGTTTGAAGGTCTTGAACTGACCAGCTATCCTGATACAGGTGGCATTTGGACTATTGGATATGGCAACACAGTGAATAAAGACACAGGACAGGCAATCAAGCCAGGTGATAAAATAGACCTTGCAACTGCTGAAAGGTGGTTAAAATTGGATGTTGCTGAACGTGAAAAGAAAATAAAGGGATTGATCAAGGTTCCAATTACTGTAAATCAGATGGCAGCCATCACTTCACTTGTTTACAATATTGGAAATGGTGCTTTTGCTTCCAGCACCCTGTTAAGATTACTTAACCAGGGAGCAGATAAAAAGTTGGTAGCGGATCAGTTTTTGAGGTGGAATAAGGTGCAAGGGAAAGAGGTTAAGGGATTGACCAACAGGCGAAAATTAGAACGGGAATTGTTTTTAAAGTAAGTTTTGGTTAATCATTTGGTGTTTGTAAGGGGGGAATTTCCATTTCTCCCTTTTTTTATGCACAAAATTTGGAATATTCAGAAAAATGTTGATAAATTTAACCCGACAAACGATTTTTTTAAACTTCTAAACAAAAAACAATGAAAAAAAGTACACTTCAGATCATTCTGATCATTCTCGCTGCTATTCTTTTCTGTTTTGCTGATTCTTTTTTATGATCCGGTTATTTGCTTGGGTGTTATCAGTTATTTACCTGGTAATTATTGGCATACCAACTGCCATTGGTTTATTGATCATATTACAAATTATCACAATCGCAAAATTTATTAGCAATGTTAGAAAAAAAAGAAAAAAGCATAATAGTTCACAATTATCTGTATGGTCTGATTACTTTCCTGACCAATCACAGAATCCCATTTACTGAACTGCCAGAAGGTAAGATTGAAATTTTCTATCCTTCAGAATTAACCTTATTTCAAATAGGCTACCATTTTGGAAGGTTTGCCGAAATGCAACACAATTAATTTTATGGAACTATTCAACAACCTTCGGGAAACTATGCTTGAAATAGACTACTTACAGGCAAAAATTGACCGTTTAAAAGTATGCCAGGAATCAGGTGCAATTTCCAATATTATTATCAGCTTTGATGCTGGAGCAGATCGAAAAATTTTGATGCAGTACGATACTGATATATCCCTGGTGAATGAAATAAGGTTACTGATCCAGGCAAGTATTGAACTGTATCAAAACCAAATTCAGGAACTAAAACTAAATTTTTAAAAATGGAACAAGGAAAAACATTAATTACAGATTTACCATTTTCTGTAACATTTACTTGGAAAGAAGATTCTTTTAAAATTACATTAATTGATGGTCAAGATTTGTTTAAAATAGCAAATATGATTTGTAATATTTTGGAAGAAAATGGAATAAATCATAAAATTGAAAAAACAACAATATGAAACCCTACACAATGAACGCAACCAAATATTGGTTTGAAGTATTTATTTCTGCAAATGAACCCTTTATTTTGTTGTCCACAAATGAATATCCCAGCGAAGGACTGGCAAAAATTTATTTTTTACGCAAATTTTCTATGAAATTTGCAATGGAAGATTTTGTGAAATATGAAGCCAATATAAAAGAACGCAACACACATAGAAATAATGAAGTGCGTTAATTGCTCAAAACTTTTCACAATTACAATTCACAGGGGCAAAGTTGGTAAAGCACTTTGCCCCTATTGTTTAACCTTAAATAAAAATAAAAATGTCGCAAAGAAACAAAGATCTTCCAGCAATGCCAGTCCATCCAATGCAAGACAAATTTGGTCAGGTGATCCTGATGGCGGGAATGTCAAAGCTGGAAATAACTGCACTTAATATCCTGTCTGCACAATTAAGAAAAAATAAAATTGAAGATCTATCCCCTGAAGATATTACCTACCTGATTGGTGAATCTTACAATATTGCAGATGAATTTTGTGCATACATTGAAAGCAAAGGTGAAAGGGAAAGTAGTATAATTCTTTAAATCGTGTAAACAATGACAAATGATCTACACGAAAAATTGTTATCTCGGAAATTCAAACAAAACTACCAGCCACCGGATGAAAACATCATTTTTACTATTGATGGAAAAAATATAGGTTGTTTGCAGTCTTTTGTTTGCTTTCAGGGATTACCTAAAGCCGGGAAAAGTACATTTATAACAAGTGCCATTGCTTCAGCTTTCACCACCTGGGATATATTTGGGATGAAATTAAACTTTCCATCCAACAGAAAGCGGATTTGCTACATAGATACAGAAAGCAGTGATTTTGATTATTACAGAGTTCTGGACAGGATCAGAACGCAAATAATAACTGATTATTTGCCCCACAATTTTGACAGTTTTTTGTTCCGGGAAGATTCACCGAATGAGATTCAGCAAATGATAGAAATATATTTGCAAGAGAATCCAGACTGTTCAATTTTGGTACTGGATGGCATCCTGGATCTTATTTCAGACTTTAATTCTGTTGAACAGTCTTTTTACCTAATCCAATGGCTAAAAAAAATTACCAAAATTCACAATTTATTAATCCTTTGTGTTTTGCACCTGGGAAAAAAAGATCAAAACAGTATAGGTCATATTGGTTCATACCTGGACAGAAAAGCACAATCAGTTTTGAAGATAGAAAAGAACAAGGAAAACAAAACTATTGATCTTTCAGCCACTTTTTTAAGATCCAGTGATGAATTCAACCCAATATCAATTTACTATTCAGGATCATCCTGGACACAGGCAAATAACACCCAGAACAAAACAGGAACTTATATTTTTGGAATGGAAAAAACCAGTTTAATTAACAGGATCTTATTTCAACCCCAAAAATATTCTGAAATGCTTTCTGATTTGGAAGAATTTACTGGGAAGGGTTCCACTACTTGCAAGAAACTTTTGAAGGATTGGATTTTGGATGGATCAATTATCAAATCAGGGGATACCTACAAACAAAAATAGGATCAGTTACCTGATCCTACCTTGACAAATGATCTTCCAAACGAAAAACCACTTTCCCTTCACCACGAAAATAGAAAATATCTAACAAATGAAACTTTTTACAGCCATAATTTTTTTTAAACCGGAAACTGGGATAATGCCCAGGAAGTATCGCAATATTAACAATGTTCCAAATCTGCTCAAATTTGCCCTCAAAAGCGGTGGGTGGTATGTGAACCTGTATAATAAGAAAACAAAGGAATTTGAAGGCAGAGAATACCTCACAGAGGCATCCTAATAAACATAAACACTGCATACAAATCAAAAAGGGGCAATTTGCCCCTTTTTTAGTTGCTAAAGGTGAAGGAAAAGTGATTTTGATAAATCTTGGTCAGTTCAGGTCAGTTTTTCTGGTGGTCAAAATGGTTCAGGAAACCTGGGTAGGACACCCGCCCCCCTTACAGGGGGGCGGGTGTACCTATAAACTGACCTGGTTTCTGACCTAAATTGTCCTAAATTAATTTTTTTAAATAATTTTCAGTAATTTTGGGATATTATTTGAAAATTTTGAAAATGAAAAATTGGATTTTAATCGGTTTAGCCGGGTTGACAGGATGGTATCTTTTGGGAAAAAGGCAGTTAGCCAACAGAACAAAATTAATCTTCAAAAAACTTGGTTTTGCCAATAAAAAATTCCAATTAGTTTTTGGTGTTCAGAACCCGACCGGACAAACTGCAAAGGTTTCTGCCATCACTGGTGAAGTTTACCTGGGTGATAAATTGATTGCAGACTTTTCCAGTTTTGGTGAACAAAAAATTGCTGCCAGGTCTGAATCTGAATTAAAAATACAGGCTTCTCCGACTATCGGAATACTTCAACTGATCACCACAAAGGGATGGTTAAAAAAAGGTCTGCAATACACTGTGAAGGGAACGGGAAATTTTGATGGCATTGTTGTGCCGTTTGATTACAAATCAAGTTTGATCTGATGCAAAAAAATTTCCTTTTGGGTAGATTAAAGCCGTTTGGTGGAAATTCCAAAATGTTGGTCAGGGATCAGCAAGTTCCTGATATTATATCTGCTATGCTTTCTGCTCACAAAATGTATGCTGGTGAATATGACAAAATTTCTCAAGATTTTTATACTGGTGATGGTATACAAACTGCAAAAAAGTTATTTGACTTTCTTAAAAAAAATGTTAAGTATAAAATTGAATCTGACCAGGCACAAAGGATAATGAGTCCAGGAGCCATTTTATCCCTGGGAAAAAATGACTGCAAAAATTATGCTTTGTTTATTATGGGAGTCCTGGACAGTTTAAAAAGAAAAGGACTGATCAATAATAAAATTTATTATCGGTTTGCCAGTTACAGACTCTTGGATGAAATCCCACATCACGTTTTTGCGGTTATCCAGGATCAGGATGGAAATGAATTTTTTATTGATCCTGTACTGTCAAAATTTAACGAAAGAAAAACTTACTATCACAAAATTGATAAAGTACCAAGTATGCCACTATATTCAGTATCAGGAATAGGAGCTAAAAAGAAAGCTGCAAAAAAAGCAGCTGCACCAGTTGCACAAACTGCAACTGCTGCCAAGCCTAAAGAAAAAAAGAAAATAGTTTTGAAGATAGCACTGGCACCAGCCAGGGGATCTTTTCTGCTGCTGGTAGGTCTTAACTTTATGGGATTGGCTACAAAGCTGAAAAATGCTTTTACCAATAGGGCAGATGAAACCCAAAACTGGTGGAAGAACCTGGGCGGAAATCCTAATGAACTTTTGAGGAAAACAGAACAGGGAGCAAAAAAGAAACGCATTGCTGCTGCTGATGTTGAATTTTCTTCTGAAGGTCAAATTGGTGTAGTTGCCACTGGCACTGCTGCTGCTGCTGCCACTGCTGCTCCCATCCTGATAAAATTGGCTGAATTTTTGTCAAAGCTGGGAATTGATGTTAAGGAAGTTTCTGAAGTTGGTAAGAGGGTATTGGCAAAGCAAGTAAAAAACGTAGTGGAAAAGAAACTGGAAGCAGATGCCCAGGTGGAACAGGCAAACCAGGATGAAATTGATAGAATTGTAAACCAAACTGATAATTTTAATGCTGATGGATCAAAGAAAATGAATTATTTGCCCATAGTAATTGGTGGTGCCGTAATCATTTATTTAATCAGTCGCAAAAAGTAATCACTTTCACTTCACCTTTAATATTAAATTATGACACAAGCACAAAAAATAGCAAAGGACAAGTTTAAAAAAGCTATTGAATATAGAAAAAAAACTGGTGTTTCTTTAAAGGAAGCATTTGCACATATTTATAATAAAAAAGTTGGTGCCGTTAAAAAGAAAGCTGCACCAAAAAAAGCTGCATTAAAAAAAGCAGCACCTAAAAAGAAAGCTGCACCTAAAAAAGTTGCATCAAAAAGAATAACTGATATTCACAAAGATTCAAAAAGCCACAATGTAAATATTAAGGTGGTATCAGGTGTTAAAAAGAAAAAAGTTGGTGATTATAGGAATAGGGATACTCGCTATGAAGATAAAAAAGGTTACAGAAAACTTGGAAAAAATGATTATCGTGTAACAAGGTCAAAAGATGGAACATTTGCTAATTTTAGTAAAATTTCAGGCAAATTGCCTTCTGAATTTGTAAGTTTATCAGGATATAAATTTGGAAAAGAAATTATTGTTGCTGGTATTGGAAAATTAAGCACTTTAAAAAATTTGGTACCTGAAGTTAAATTAAGAGTAACAAGAGGAAAAAAAGCAATTAGTGATACTATCAAAAGTTCTACTGATGGAGCTGAAATTTTTAAAAGGTTTATTGGAAAAAACAAAATTGAAACACAGGAACTTTTTGCAGTTGCTTACCTAAATCAAGCTAATAAAGTTTTGGGTGTTTATGTACATAGTATTGGATCAATTAGTTCAGTAAGTGTTGATGTTAGGTTGGTTTTAGCTGGTGCATTACAAATGGGTGCAGTTAGTTTAATTTTGTGCCATAATCATCCTTCAGGTAATTTAAGACCTTCTGAAGCAGATGAAAAAATGACTAAACAATTAATGAAAGCTGCCAGTACGCACAATATTAATATTTTAGATCATATTATAATAACAAAAGACTCCCATTACAGCTTTGCTGAAAATGGAATGTTATAAAAATCTTGGGATTGCTTCCCACATAAACAAAAAAAAACAAAAAAATGGCACGTAGAAAAAAAAGGTCTGCCCCAAGCCGTAGAAGGAAATCTTCAAAAATGGGAGCAATCGGTAAATCTTTTATTATGGATGCTGCTGGTCTTGTTGCTGGTGCAGCTGCTGCAAGGGTTTTGACTTCTTCAGGTAAGATCCTTCCAAATCTTGATCCTAAATTGAAAAGTGCTGGTGTAATTGCACTGGGTGCATTTTTCCCAAAACTTCTGAAAGGATCTTTTGGAAAAGCAATCGGTGATGGTATGGTAGCTGCTGGTGGTCTTGGACTGCTCCAGTCAACTGGTGTACTGGGTGCGATTGACAATGCAATGGAAATTCCTGTTAGTGTTATGGCTGGTGATGATCTTTCTGTAATTGCTGGTTACAGTGAAGATAATCTGTCTGTAATTGCTGGAATGGATGAAGAATATTCTTATTAATCTAAACAAAGTAAAAATTAAATAACATGACACAACATGGAGCAAGGCTTGTTTTTGACAATGCCAAAAATCTCGTAAACAATGCTGGTTTTTCTGCTGGTCAAGCAGTATTGAGCCAGTCTTATATTCGTTCTGAAGTAGCAATGTCAACTTCAACGACTTCTTATCAAATTCCTATCTTGGTTAATAGCACTGGTGCAAATACCAATTTTGCTACAAATAACCTTTTACAACTTCAGGATGCTTTTGTAGTAAGTTCAATAGGTATTTTTGTATCTATTCCAGCAAGTTCATCAACTACTGCATTTAGGCTTTATACATATCCAAACGTAACTGCATTTAGTACTGCTGGTGCTGCAACTGCTTTGTATAATTTGTATAATGGTAAAATGTCAGTTGTTGTAAATAACAGGCAGATCGTTCCATCTTGGGATATTTATAGGCATCTGTACGTTCCGCAAACTCAACAACTTGCTGCATCTACTGCAACAACACAGGATGAAAACGATGCAACTGAATTTGGTTACTATCCAGTAGAACCAAATATTGTATTGGTTGGATCTAAAAATAACGTGATCAGCCTTGAACTTCCTGGTGCAATTTCTACACTGGAAGCTGGTACTGCTCCGCGTATTGTAGTAATTATGCGTGGTATCTTGGCACAAAATGTTACTCCTGTTAGATAATAGGAAACTGTGAAATGGAAAGGGGGAAGCCACATTAAATCCAGAACCCCTATTTTTTTTAAGTTCAAAAAAAACAAAAATGAACAAAGTTCAAAATTACGAATTCATTGAGGTAGTTGTTCCACAGTCATCCACAGGAACTCGTTTCTACTTCCCTGATCAGCCACAACTTCGCTTTGTATCTTTGCTTAACCTGGTCTGCTATACTACTGATACCATCACCAACAGTGTTTTGAGTGGAAATGCTTTGCTTTCTCTTGCAAACTTGAAAACAAGTTACCTGGTACTTTATTATAATGATAAAGAATCTGTTAACCGTATTCCAGTACTGGAACTTAACAGGGTAGTATCTAATTCTGCCACTGCTGCATTTAGCTTTGATATTACTCCGTTTGGTGGTCAACAAATTATCTGGGCAAAATCTTACATCCAAACTCCTACTGCATACGGTTCCATCAGTGGATCTAATTTCAGTGTATGTTTTGGTGTTTATTATGCCTAATAAATTCACTTTCCTTTCACATTTAATATAATTGTATGGCTAATCCTAATAAAGCTTTTTTAACTGGAACTGATGCGGTAATGCAATGGTATGATACCAATGCAAAAACTAATTTTTGGTCAGTTAATGATTCAAAGGGTGATATACTTTTTTATTATAGTGGTAGTGATGAAAATGAAGCAAGGGAACATTTGGAGAATAATTTGAGGATGGCAGAACAACAGGGAGTGGAAGCAACACTAACTTTGAGAATCCACCCCAAAATGCCAAAATCAGGATACTTTGAAAAAAAGGATACTGGAATGGTGGTAACACATTTCCGACCTACTTCTTTTAATCCAATTTCCTACCAGCCAATGAATCAAATGGGTTATCCTGGTCAACCCAATTTGATGACAGAAATTAATGCTTTGAGGTCGGAAATAGCTGCTTTAAAGATGCAACAGGAAATTGATGATCAGGATGATGAAGATGATGAACCGGAAGAAAACTTTTTATCCGGTATGTTGAAATCACCACAGATACAGACAATGATTCTTTCACAACTGTCCAGTTTATTTGCACCAACGCAAAAGGTAACGCACGTTGCTGGATTCAAAAACTCGGAAACTATGACAAATGAAACCGAAAACCAATCTGAAATAGACAATGAAGAACGCATTTATAATGCAGTTGAAAGGCTGAAAGCAGTTGATTCTGAATTAGCCAGTGATCTTGAACTTTTGTGTGAGATGGCAGAAACTGATAAAATGCAATTCAATTTTCTTTTAAAAATGTTAAGGAAATAATATGCCGGAAATAACTGCTGACAAGATTATAGGAAAAACACTATTTGCCAAAAAGGATTTGACCAGGTTAAATTCATCCCTGGTGAAAATTGGAACCATTGTTAAGGGTTCACCGGTGGGGCAAGTTTATTCTTATATTCAAAGGGGCGGGAATGTTTACTGGCAGTTTATTGACTTCAACAATAAGCCTTATTTTGTACTACACACTGCTGATAGTTTTAAATTCACTGGTGATGTAAAACAGGCAGTACAGGAACAAAAAAAAGAAGTTGAAAAGGTAGAAAAACAAGAAAAGGGATCAGTTCCTTTCTATATTGAAAAATATGGCAAGTTGATACTGATATATGGAATTGGTGCTTATTTGGTAGCAACTTACATTAAATCAAGAAAATGAAAAACAAAGGGTTAATTTATATCCTGTTAGCTGGTGGTGCAATTTTGTTGCTATCAATGAAAAAGAAACCTTCATATAAAATTGAAGTTCCGGCACCTGAAAAAATTACTGCTGAACAATTTGAAAGACCATCTTTGCTACAAAAAGTAACAAAGGCGGTAAAGAAAGTTGCTCCAGTAGTAAAAAAAGCTGCTGCAACTGCAAAGCAAAAAAAGGCAGCTAAAAAAGTTGCTGAAGCATTAAGTAAACGATCAATCCTTCGTGGTGTTGGTCAATTTCCTGATATGTGCTAAAATTTAAACAATGCAACCACAACATTTAAAAATTAATATTCAGGATGAAATTTCAGCTGACAAGCTGAAATTAGCATATAATAAGCAAAGATCTGACCGGGCAAGGTATGAAGCAGAAAACAGTGTTTCTAAATCTACTGGACAGGCATTTCAAAAGTATTATGTTGAAACAAAAGTATTTTACACCACTGCCAATATTGGATCAGAGTGCAATGAAATTACTTTTATCAATAATGGTACTACTGCCCTGGTGATTGCTGATGTTCCTTTGCAGCCGAATCAATCTTTGAGAATATCAGGAAATAGGGGTGAAATTGATACTACACAATATCAACTTGCTTTTGCTACTCCTATAAACACAGGAAACCAACTTATTGTAATCCGTAAATTATATATATAATGATAGTATTGGATCTTTCCATCTTAAATCAGAAGGGAACTCCAATGTTCAATTCTGATACATTTGCCAACCGACCTACATTTGGTATTGTTGGTAGAATTTTTATATCTACTGATACAAAGGAATTTTTTAGAGATACAGGCACCAGTTGGGAACTTATTGGGGGGCCAGGTTCAGGGACAATTACAGGATCAGGGGCAGCAACACAAATTGCATTTTGGAATAGTGCAAGTACAATAACTGGATCAAATAATCTTTGGTATGATTCAACAAATAGTTATTTAGGTGTTAATACAAATGCTCCAGGAAATCCTTTAGATGTTCATGGAAACTTATCATCGGTTGCTGCATTAAACCAAACAACTGCCACTAACAATACTTTATTATCATTGCTTAATTCAGGAACTCCGCTATGGAGAATAGGCAATTTTTATACTGCTGGAGCAAATGATTTTGGGATATTTGATGTTGTTAATACTACACAACAATTAACTATTGTAAAAAGCACTGGTCAAACTTTTATTGGTGCCAAAACAACTGCTTCAGGAAGGTTGGTTGTAAATTCTGCAACTGCTGATGCACATTTGCAAATTGTTGGTGCTAATTCGCCATCAATTAGGATTGATAATGCTGGATCAGGTGGAACGCAAAGATTTGTTTTTGGTTTAGCAACTGCAACAAACAATTTTATACAGGGTGCAACTGCAGGACAATTTTGCATATCAACTCAAAGTGCTGGTAATATGCTTTTTGGAATGTGGCAAACTACCAATGCAAGTGAGGTAATGCGGATAACTACAACTAACAATTTGCTAATCGGATCTACTAATGACAATGGAAATCGTTTGCAAGTTTATGGAACAGGATATATAAACAATACTTTTATATTAGATGGAACGAGCACAGGTCAATATCTAAATTTTTATAATAGTGGAGTAGATAAAGCACATATATATTGGCATGAGCTTTCAAATAGTATTTCAATCGGAACATATGTTGCTGGTGGTTCAATTAATTTTGAAATTGGC